GTGTCCTGACCAACCGCACGAACCATCTGTAGTGGAACGTAAGGGCAGTAGAATAAACCAGCGTCATAAGGTGAAGTACCTTTGTAACCCATAACGTAGTACTGGTTAGCGTCTAGGTTAGCAGCGAATGGATCGATGTAGACCTTGTAGCGTCCGTTAAGTGTACCAGCGAATGTGTTACCAGTGTCATCTACATTCAAGTTTGCATTGAGTGCAGGTGTGTAGTCAAGTTGACCAGCAGCAGTAAGAGCAGAAGCAACGTCAGCAGAACAAAGGATGATGTTCCCCTTGCCACGACGAGTTCTTTGTGCTATAGCGTTAGCATCTCTTTCTAACTGGAATATAAGACCCTTGAACTTCTCAACCATCCAACGACCATTACTGTCGGTGTCTAAGTCAAACGCACCTGTTGTAGCAGTGTTTGTTTGAGCACCTGGTTCAGCAACTTTGTAGATTGTACGAACGATCTCTCTGTTGATTTCCGCAAGGATCTCAGTAGAAAGAATGTTTGCTAACTCAGCTTCTGCGTCTAGACCATGAATTGCCTTCAAGTCTTGAGCAAGTTCTAGTGAGTACTCAGCTTTCAACGCACGAGACTTAGCAGTAACGCTAACTTTCTCGATGGAGAATGCCATCTCACGGAAGTCATTAGTGGTTGTGTTATCCCCTAATTTTTCCGAATCTTGTGTCTTGAAACCTTGTCCAACACCGTATGCGTTAGCAGCACCACCATTAAGGATGGATGGGTTAGTACCTGACTGAGCAGTTGTACCAAAACCAACAGATGTACCACCGTCAGTAGCCCCTGTGTAATCACCTTGTGCAAGTGATGCAGCAGAGTTCTGAGCAGAGAACGCTGAATCTGGTTCGTTGAATAATGCTTCTGTTCCGTTCTGGTTGTCGTACTTAGATCTCATTGCGAAGATCAAACCAGTTGGTCCGTTCATTGGTTGAACACCAGCAAGATCGTATGCAACCAAGTTTGGCATTGCACGACGGATCAAGCTGATTAGAACGGGGTCGAAACCAGCAACAGGACCACCAACAGCAGCACTACCAGAGAAACCTGGGTTACCTGTGGTTGATGGGTCTGTGTTTACTGTAGGAGGTGCTTCTGATAAGAATGCTCTCTCCTCTCTTAAAAATCTTTCTTGGTTTTCTAGAAGTTGTGCGGTAACTGCTTTCCTATGGTTGTCCTTGATATTATCAAGTCCTTCTGCCTCTAGGAGAGGTTGCCACTTCTTCTGGAGTTGTCCAGAGTTAAACATGTGAGTTTACCTTTAAAAAGTGTAAGGTTGAATTTAATTTATTGGAACTTATGAAGTGCCTGAAGGTACTGACCCATTGCTGGGCTTACGTCTTCGTTGATAGAAGTCTCTTCAGTGACTTCTTGGGACTCAGATACAGGCTTCTTAGCAAAGTAAGATTCCTTCAGCGTATTGAGTTTTTCCCTGTATTGTTCTTCACTCTCAAACTCAACACCTTTAGCTAGTTCAGCAAGCTTCTCCTTTTGGGATAATGCTAGACCTGCACTTGCTTCGTCAAGGATGTTGTCTGATACAGACACTGATAGTCGCTTGGTCAAAGACACATTGCTATCAATCTGCTCATTTAGTTTATTCTCCATTTCATCTAGTTTAGTGACCATCGCCTCTAAGACATCATATTTTTCTTCAGGGATTGAAACATAATGTTCTTCAAAAAGACCTTTGAGGCCAGTCATAAAGGACTCAGAGAGTTCCCCTCTGATTCCCGACTCTACCTGAAGAGCATTCTCTTCGATCCACTCAGTCGCAACATAGTGGAGGTAGTTGTCTACTCGCTCTTGAAGCGTAGTCTTAAACTCAGAAACTTCTTCTTCAAGTTTCTTAGAGAATTCCGCTTCAAGGGATTCTTTTACGCTAACAATCTTAGACTTTACAGTCGCTTCAAAGATTGTACGTGCTTTTTCTTGGAATGTGTCAGATAGTTCTTCGCCTTCAAACAATGCTTTCACATCATCAGTAAGGTCGATATCGATCTCTTGAACTTCTGCTACGGTCTCGGTAGTCTCTTCAGCAGGTGCTTCTACTTCTTCGTTAGCACCTTTACCGTAACCAGATGACTTCATGCCAACTGGTCCGAGAGGACCATCTTGCTGAACTGTACCTGCAGTCCCTTTAGTTTGTACATCGCCAGTCTGAGCAAATGCAGCGTTAGGTGTTTTCAACTTAGCTGAGTTGTCAGTTGACT